CATCTTAATGCAGCGAAATATTCCAATGAACCTGAATCAGTTCTTCGACGTATGTACCACGTAAAAGTGGAGCCTAAACCTGAGTGTTGTGAGAATGGAATTCTTAACAAGAAGAAGATTGAAGCTCTGTACGGTCAAACATCATGTCCCGATGCTTGGTATTTGACTGTGCGTACGTACACTGCTCAAAATAAGAGAAACGTCAACCTCTCTGCTATGAAACCTGTCGAATTTGAAGGTAAGAAGCTGAAGAGAGTCTCTGTTAAAGAGTATTTGAGGTGGTTGCAGATAGCATCCAAACAACATTTTACTGAAGAAGGTCAATATTTGGCTAATCAAGAATCTATTCCCACTAAATGTGAGAAATGTGGAATGTTGTATTGTGATTGTGCAACGGTGTTGGAAAAAGTGTCTTGTCCTAAATGTGAAGAGAAATGTAGTCCAAAAGCTAGAACGGATATACCTTATTGTAGGGAGATTGCTAAGAGCAAACCCCGCAAAAGTCCAAAGTTCAAGCGAAGATTTTCTAGTCCTACCATGGAACGAGAACCTGGTATGGGTGCTTGTACAAGAGTCCCGTATTGTGGTGATAGTTCTAAACCGACTCTTGATCCCCACGCCGGCGAGTGGGAATATTATTCAGGAAAGGCACGAGGGTTCTTCCATAGACGTGCGGAAGAACTCCAGAGAGGGTACGAGCATGCCCTTACTTCTTCCACGATAGCTACTGACCAAGTTTGTCAGTGGTGGGAGAGATTTGATTTCATGCCTGAAAGTTGGATTTGCCATCCTAAGGTTTTGAAGTTTGGTCTTTTCTTTTGGAGAGAAGATATAAAACGCTCATTGGTTGCTGGAAATGGTTTCTTTGTTGCTATGATGCTAGCTGCTATGTGGAGTTTCCCCTATTTTAGTCTGTTATGGCTAGGGGTATGTTCATTTGGCATGTATTGGTTTACTTGTGCAACAATACAGACGTACAGAAATATGGTTCGGAATAGGATTTTGGAATTGAAGGATGTTGTACGTACGTATACCCAACAGTGGCAATTTAAGTATGCCATAATTGGGTTGGGAGCCATAGGAATAATCCTTGCAACTATGCGATCGAGATATACTCAACTTGAAACGCAAACTGGTTTGGATCCTGAAAATATTGAGGAGGTACAAGAACGCAATGACACGGAAAATCCGTGGTTAACTGCAAAAACTGTGCCTCTTCCTATGTCTGTTCCATCTAGAACTACCACCAGCAATGATTTGGCCGCTTCTATGCGAACGAATTTAATTGGTGTTGTTTCGGATGCGAATAAGACGACTTTGGGATTTTACGTAACTTCCAATTTTCTATTGGTACCTACTCACTTTTTGGACGAGCATGGTGACCGGGATGTTGGAGTAAGATGTTACAAGGCCATTGAAGGACAAGTTGGTAAGGTTTTCCGTGACAAGATTTCCAAAGCTTTTAGGATTGATATTCCAACAACTGATTTTTCACTTTGTTTTCTAACTAGTGGAGGGTCGATGAAGGATTTCCGAAAGTTTTTGCCTACAGGAAGTACGTTACGGAAAACGGCAGCAAAGGTCGTTACGCGAGAGATTATGGGCGCATCAATACAGACTATTCCTACTCTTTTCAGAGGTACCAGTCGAGTTGCACATACTAAGAAGGTGTTCATGGGAAGTTATTACGAATTACCCTGTAACACACAAGCTGGAATGTGTATGTCTCCTGTTATCAGTGATATGAAAGGATCTACCATCTTAGGGTTTCACCTTGGTGGTAAGGGAAAGATTGGTGGTTGTGGCACTTTGACATTAGATCAAGTGAATTACGCAATTACCGAGTTATCCTCAGTTGATGGAGTTGTTCTTTCTGCCTCTAATGGAAAATTGGACCCTAATATGGGAACTTTCCCCGTGGAAACATTTGGGAAGAGTATCCTTGAAGGTGAAGAAATTCATCCAAAGAGTGCAGTCAATTACTTAACTGAGGGAGCATGTATTGATGTATATGGGAAAACTAGTGGAAAGGCTACACCTCGAAGCAACGTAAGTCCGACTTTAATGTCTGACAGTGTGGAAAAGGTGTTTGGAGTTCCTCAGAAGTGGGGTCCTCCAAAGATGAAGGGTAAGGGAAGATATCCTTATCAAGCTACACTAGTTCACGCAGCCGTCCCAAGTCTACCAATTGGAAGTGTTCTATCAACTGCAGTCAGGTCAATGAAAGATCTAACCACTGGCCTAAAGCAGAAGATACCAGAACTTTTCACAGCAAAACCGTTGTCGAGAGTTGCCACTGTTAGTGGGATAATTGGCGTCAGATTTATTGACCCAATGAACTTCTCATCTTCTCCTGGTTTTCCGCTGTCCGGTTCTAAGCATCCACTATTAGTGGAATTGAATGCTGAAGATTATCCGGAAATAGGTAGACCCCGCACCTTTATTCCCGAGGTGTGGGAAGAATTCGAAAAGATTGTCGCCATTTTGCGTGAAGGCGAAAGATGTTACATGATTTGGAAGTCATGCTTGAAGGATGAACCTACCAAATTGACTAAAGACAAAGTTAGAGTGTTTCAAAGTGCTCCACTTGTTCTACAGTTGATAGTTAGGATGTATTTCCTTCCAATCGTTCGGATAATTCAAATGAATCCAATCCTCTATGAGTGCGCCGTAGGTGTAAATGCAGAGGGTCTGGAATGGGAAGAACTCTGGGAAGCCGCCATGAGTTAAGGTAAAGATCGCGTCCTTGCTGGAGATTACAGTAAGTATGATGTGCGTATGCCTGCTCAAGTCACAATTGCAGCTTTTGACATTTTGATTGATATTGCTGAAAAATGTGATGGGTACACAGAAGAAGACATCCATTTAATGAGAATGGTTGTTAATGAAATTGTGTATCCGGTGATGGCTTATAATGGTGAATTGATTCAATTGTTTGGTACAAATCCTTCAGGACAAAACCTAACAGTCATTATCAATTCATTGGTGAATTCTCTGTTGTTGAGGAGCTGTTTCTTTACGAAGTATCCTGAAAAGGATTTCAAAGAGAACTGTTCTTTCTTGACATATGGGGATGACGTCATTGGAACTGTTGATGAGTCATGTAACAAGTTCACTCACATTACATATGCTGAGTGGCTTGCTGAACATGATATGAAGTTCACCATGCCAGATAAGGAATCGACACCGACTCATTATATGACGGAGAAGGATGTTGATTTCTTGAAACGTAGTTGTGTATTTAATGAAGACTTGGGACGGAAGGTTGGTCTTCTTTCAGAGGATTCAATTTTCAAACGTCTTCATTCACACCTACTTTCAAAAGAGCTAACCCTCGAAATGCATAGTGCTCAGAATATTGAAAGTTCTTTGCATGACTGGTTCTATTATGGTCGTGATGTGTTCGAGGATAGACGGGATAAGCTCCGTCGTGTGGCACAGGATTGCGAAATCGAGCACCTGTGTCCTGCTCTCAATGTTTCTTATGATAAGCGTGTCAATCAATGGCGCCATAAATATCTTGGAGAGGAACTAGAGAGCGATGATGACCTCGTAAGTTTGGAGTAACGCTTTAAGTTTACTCGCCCAGTTAACGATCTGGGTACTACGGTATAGCAAAATCGTGTGTGTATATATGGATACCAAGTTGTATATATCTTTTGTGTACTTTTGTATATATGATTTAGGCTTTATACATATCGGCACTCTACCCTTAGAGTACTCCTATTTAGGAGGGGGAATCGCCATCCCAACACAAACTACACCACCCTTTGCACTGAGCAATGCTTAGGGATTGTAAATACTGCTTACTAACAATGTAAATATTAAATGTAGATAGAAATGTATTAAAGAATGTAGATAGTGTGAATAATCTGGGTACATTAGTGTATCCAACAATTTTTGAAGTCTTAGCGGATCTTAAGAAGTATAGGATTAATCCCAATCGCTTCGATAAACTATGGCACAAACATCGATGGGAATTAGGAAAACATGTTTCATCTTTTGATGGAGTAGAAATTCCTCCCAGAGAAGTATTCATAGTTCTAGAACCGCAAAGCGGGACCACAGCCGATAACAACATTTTCAAAGTTGGCAACGAAGCCAAATATGAGAACGTGCAATTTTCAGACCAGCACGATCCTTATATGTATGATGTTGATACCGCTATGGATCCGACGCGTTCGCTACAGGATGCGAACGACGCTTCACTAGCAAACTTCTTCTCACGTCCTATTAAAATTGCAGAAGAAGAATGGTCAACGTCCGTTGACTTAAACTTTGACATAGACCCCTGGAGTTTATATTTTGATAACCCCAGAGTAGCCAATCGTCTCAATAATTTCAGTTTGTTGAAAGCAAATTTGAAAGTCAAAGTCGTTATCAACGGTAACGGTTTCCAATATGGTCGTATGCTAGTGAGCTACCTACCCTTTGAAGTGTATGATACTTTGTCATCAAATGCTGCACTTGTCCGTCAGGACCTAGTTCAGGCAAGTCAGCAACCTCATATATTTCTCAATCCAACAACTTCAACTGGAGGTGAAATGAAACTTCCAATGTTTAATTATCAAAATTACTTTGAAATTGTTGAGTCTCAGTGGAGTGAGATGGGGCGTATGTTCTTTAGGACGCTCAACTCGCTTAAACACGCTAATGGTGCAACTGATGTTGTCACCATAACAGTGTTCGCTTGGGCAGAGGATGTATCTATGAGTGTATTGACATCAGTTGATCAAGATACGCTTTCTCCTCAATCTGGTGAAATTGAGGAGGCTAATACAAAGGGTATGATTAGTGGCCCAGCCACGAGTGTAGCCAAATTTGCTGCATATTTAAAGGGAGTTCCGTATATAGCCCCTTTTGCTACAGCAACAGAAATAGGATCTAATGCCGTTGCGTCAATGGCAAAGATTTTTGGTTACTGTCGACCTCCAATCACCAAAGCACCAGATCCATATCGACCTACACCCATTAGTTCGTTAGCTGTTACTAACGTGCCTGATAATGCACAGAAATTAACAGTAGATGATAAACAGGAATTGTCGATAGATCCGCGTATTGCAGGTGTAGGACCTGCAGATCCTTTGAATATCAGGGAAATTGCGAAGAGAGAATCTTATCTCACGTCATTTACCTGGGCGATAGGAACTGCACCTGATACGCTGTTGTGGAATGCCAGACTTGATCCTTGTACTTGGGCAGAAAACGCTGGACCGCCTAAATCTTACCATTTTCCCGCTTGTGCTATGGCTGCATTGCCTTTTACAAATTGGAAGGGTTCGATGAAATTTAGGTTTCAGATAGTCTGTTCGAGTTTTCACAAGGGACGTCTTAAATTTGTCTATGATCCGAATTTCATTGCAAACAACACATATCTCGGTTTTTCAGAGTACAATACTAATTATCTTAAAATTGTTGATATTGCCGAAGAGCAAGACTTCACTATTGAGATAGGTAATGGACAGGAAAGGAACTTTTTGAATCATGCTTATCCAGGAGATGATAGTGTTACTACAATGTATAGTACAAGTAGATACACTAGCAAGGGAACTGGAAATGGAGTTATAGGAGTTATAGTTGTAAACGAATTGACTACTCCAAATAGCACGGTTACCAATGACATCGAGATCAATGTGTACGTTTCTATGGGTGATGATTTTGAGGTAGCAGCTCCCGATGATTATTTTCAACACTTTGTTTTAAAACCGCAGAGTGGAGTAATATTGGACCCGCAAATGGGAGAGATTGTACCTGAGAGTCAGAACACTGAAGAACTTGATGCACCACAACAAACTGAATCTACAATTGTTGGATTGCCCCCAGTAGAACATAATGACCTTAATAAAGTGTTCTTTGGGGAAGCAATTACATCATTTCGAACCATGTTGAAAAGATATAATTTATGGAATACAATTGCTAAGGTAGAAACATCTTCAACTACTATTTCCGTACGCTATCCTTCTTTTCCCTATATGAGGGGAAGCGTAAGTGGAGCGGTTGATTTAACTAGTTTAGCAAGTCCTTATAATTATGTCAATACAATTTTATTACATTGGGTTCGTTCAGCTTTTTCTGGACACAGAGGTTCTATCAGATATAAGCTAGTTCCACGAGGATTCCTATCTACAATTGATCGTGTTGAAGTTCAACGTGCTCCTTATTTTCCGAGTTCAGATGCTTATAGTGTTTTCAGAGAAGCCCTTCCAAGCTATGGAAATGACAAGTTGGCTCGATTTGACATAATGACACAATGGCAATTTGGAAGTGGCAACAACGTACCAATACCAGGACATCCTTTTCCTGGAACTAGGGGTATGGCATTAACAACGTTTAGCGTTAACTCTATCTTAGAGTACGAGGTGCCATATTATAGTCCTTACAGGTTTACCCCAGGTAAATTAGAAGATCTTACTACTTCAAATTTATTTGAAGCGTCGTATGACATTAGATGGTTTTCTAATGGTGGCCAAAACTCTACCGTTATGGATGTGTATGTTGCCGCAGGAGAAGACTTTCAATGTTATTTCTTCACTGGACTTCCTAGAATGTACTTTGAAACATTTCCTCCCAATTAGATTTGGTGTTTATGGGGACTGACACCCCTAACTAATTAAAAGTAGCTTTTAAAGAGTGAGCTAGCAGTAAAGATCACTCTACCATTCTGTGGCCGAATGGGGGAACAATTATTGTTCCTGGACTGCGCCGTATTTAAGATTCGTGACTGAATTTTTCCTGCGGAGCAATCCGGAGGTTTTTAGGTCACAATTTTAATTAGCGTAGCCCTACGCAGTATGGCAACATACTGTGCCGAGGCAATGTGTCCTGATTTTGCGACATTGCCCACGCTGGGCC